CCAAACGTACAAAACGTACCGAGAACCGCTTCAACAGTACAAACTTGGTGTAGGTGGTATTAACGAACTCCTTAACCTTCAGGCTACTACTGGTCTAAACGCTCAGCGTCAAGCAGGTTCTATTGAGGCTATGCGAGCATCTTCTGGGTTCCAATACAGCACCGCTGACATAGCAGCACAAACACGGGCATTGGGTTCAGCGCAAGCCAGCAACCAAATGTTTATGATGCTTGGTACGGGCATGTATGGGGTTGGTGGTAAGCAACGCACACAGCAGGAAGTTTACCAAGACGTTATTAAACGTACTGGTTTAACTAATGAAGGAATGTTAAAGGGAGCCTTTCAACAAGGCTCTATGACCCGTGAACGTTTGCGCCAGTCTGGAGTACCTGAAGATCAGATTGACTCTATCCTTCAGTACGCCCAGCAGAACGTTGCCTACCAAAAAAAGGGTGGCAAAGGGTTCTATGATCCGGGTAACAAAGAACAACGTTCTTTTATGGGTGTTGAAAAAAACCAATACGCTACACAATTTGAAGAAACAGAACGTGTAAAAGTTGGTCGTGAAGAAAACTTCTACAAGCGTCAAAATGATAACTTTGCTGCTGCTGAACGTAATACTCAAGCCATTGAAAAACTGACAACTAAAATAGAAGAACTTACTTCTGGTTTAATTGGTGCAAACATTGCCACTAAACCGGGGCGTAGTTTCTTGGGCAGTGTTACCAAGTGGGGTAAGAAGATTGCTGGCGCAGGTATGATGGCTGCTGCTGCGCTAGGTGCCGCTCCCACTGGTGGTGCTTCTTTAGCACTAGGTGTTGGTGGTGCATCACTCATGGCAAGCGGTGACGGACCTCCTGAAGGTGGAGGTAAGGGTGGACCTAATAACTCCAAGGTAACTACGTCAGGTTCACAAGCATCTAACGTCAAAAAAAGTGCAGGAGCACTCAGCCAACTGAACTCTCGCTTTGCACAAAAGGTGCAGGCAATGCTAGAAGAAAACCCTCGCCTTTATATTGGTAACGGGCTTCGTTCATCTGCCCAACAAAAAGCAATGTTCCTTGACCGTTATAAACCTACTAATCAACAGACAGATTTAAAGTGGAACGGTACTTATTGGAAGCACGTTAAGGGTGCTGCTGCTGCTCCTCCGGGAATGTCTATGCACGAAATTGGACTTGCAGCAGACTTAGGACCAGAATCTGAATTCCCTTGGATTGTAGAAAACGCTGAACGGTTTGGACTTCGCCACTTTGCAGATGTAAACAACGAGCCATGGCACGTTCAGCCTATAGAACTTCCGGGAAGTCGGCGTGAGTATGAAGCCAATGGCTCCCCTTGGGGAACTATGGGTGAGAAGTTTGACCCTAACTCCGTCATTATTGGAGGAGCCGCATCTACACTTTCTGAATCTGCCCCCGGTGCAGGTGGAAGCAGTGGTGGCTTTAAATGGTCTGGAATGGGCATGAGTGAGATTTTAAGTACAAGTGGACATGTTACTGCCTTTGGAACATCATCTGGAAGTGGAAAAGGCTCTACACGTGGTGGTAAGGCCGGTACTGGTTCCACAAAAGGCAAAACATTGGGCGGCATTGAAGTTGCCCGAATCTTTTATAACGCAGGATTCCGTGGGGCTGATCTTGTAAAAGCAGTTGCCATTGCACAACGTGAGTCTAGGTTCAACACAGGAGCCTATAACCCTGACGTTACAACAAAAGATAAGTCTTTTGGTTTAATGCAGATCAACATGATTGGAAACTTAGGACCTGCACGTCGTAAGCAGTTTGGCATTAAGTCCGATGAAGAATTGCTTGACCCTAACGTAAACGCTCGTGCTGCTTACGCTATCTACAAATCAAGTAATAAGTCATTCCATGCTTGGGGTGAGTATAAGGGCATGGATTCATCTGCACATACAAACTCAGCCGCTGCTGCTAAATACGTAAAATCGGCAGGGTATAGCACAACAGGTGACCCTGTAAAAGTAAATAGTGCTGGAGCAGGCGCTCCAATGGCTATGGGTGGTGGAACCACTATGGTTGGTGGAGCCTCTTATAATATTACTGTTGCGCCTAACATTTCTTTACAAGGTGGAGCCGGTGGAACATATGATCTTCCAAAACTTGCACGAGATGTAGCCACTTTAATGGAACGTGAAATTCGCCTAACTATGCTAAGGACTACATAATGGGTTACGCAACAAACCAATTTGAAAACTTTACAAACTACGAAGGTCCTACTAAAGACCTTAAACGTACTGTAGACGATAACCCTAACTTCATATATCCGGATTCTCGTGTACCTGACATCTATAACCCTATTACAGGTAACTCAAATAAACGGTATACAGTTGACACACGGTTCCAACGAGGGTTTATTCGTGGCATCTATCCTGCCGTACTTGGTGGGACATCTAACCCATCGGCAGCAAAAGTAAAACAACGTCGTCTTTTCTTTCAGTTTAACCCTGCAACCATAGACCGTAGCGTGGCAATGAACGGTGAAACTATGATGCCACTGCTTCAAGACCCTGCTCAGATGTTTCAACCAATCAACGGTAATGCTCAGTTTAGTTTTGAATTGTTGTTTGACAGGCAGGCAGAGGTTGTCATGTCGGAATACCGTGACAATGATGGAAACTTAGTTACAGGAGCCACATTGTCAGGGTCCCTTGATAACTATGGCGCTAACTGGCAACAGTCAAACGTTTCTGACCTAGGTGTACTTGCCGACCTCTATGTCTTAGATTCAATCATCGGGCAGTCTATTACTCCGGATATGACATCGTTCTTAAAAGACTATTGGAACTACGTAGACAAAGCAGTAACTTCTTACAACTCTAGGACTGGAGGTGCTTCTGCTACTGAATTTGACGCTGCATCCTTTGAAAAAGACGCATCAGTTAACTATGGCAACTCTGCGTTCTTAAGCCCATTACCTATCCGCATCGTGTTCTCTTCTTTGTTCATGGTTGAGGGGTTTGTCACGGCGAGCAGTGTGCAGTTTATGAAGTTTACAAAGAACTATGTGCCCACCGTATGCCGTGTAGCCCTTGATGTTAAAGCACTATATATCGGGTTTGCCCGTGAAAAGTCTTACCTTACAGACACAATTGCAAAAGGAATTGCAGACGAAGTTGCCCAACAAGATGCAGCACAGGCTGTTGTTCAAACTGCTACTACATTCTCAAAAGATGCTATTAGGTTTAAATATGGCATTACAAGTTTATGGAAACGACCTGAAAACTTGCAGGGTATCTCTTATGATTCTACTTTTTCTACTTTTTTTAATTTCTTTTCAGCAAGTGGCTACAATGACAACCTCTTGACATTTGAAGGACCTGTAGATAGTTATGTATTTAAGTCGCTCAGTGAAGAAGTAAAAAAAGGTGCCGTATGGAGTTTTGCAAGTGCTCTTCAAATATTTGAATATGCTGCTGATATTGAAGCAAATGATATTCCAAAAGAAAGTGGATGGTACGGTAAAAAGATATTCCAGTCTTTTATAAACTTTGATGACTTAGGAAAAAGTTCAGTAACTGGAAGTCCTTTTAATATAACCAATGAAAGAATGGCAAACGAAACTAACAAAAAAACTAGTTCAACTAGCCCAAGCCAACATGTTTGGAGGGCTATTGGGAAGCCAAACGTAAAAACAATTGGCGCTAACTCTATAATTTTATTTAAAATAAAACACAGTATTACAACAAGTGTTAACGTTCAAGGAACTATTACCCCTATTACGTCATATATTGAAGATGACTTTACGCTAATTGCCAATAGCACATCTGCATGGGAAAACTGGGTTGGAAGACAACCAACATGGTTTCTTCCAAAAACAACCCTTACAGGAGCGTACCAATGATAATTAAAGGTTCACGGTACACACAATCTTCAGAAACACGTAATGATGAGACTGTATATGTGGCTGATACTTCTACATTTAGAGTAGGAAGTTACTTTACGATTATTGCAGAAGACGGAGACTCATTTGAGTTCCTAGCGGCACGACACCTTAACAGCCCTCAGATGTATTGGAAACTTGCTGATATAAACACACATGTCCCGTTCCCCGACTTTATTGAAGCCGGAACTTCAATCAAAATACCTTTAGCATGATCTTTAAAAGTTCTTCTCAACTATCCCCGAACGTCAATGTTTCTATTGACAACGTTCCCGTGGACTACTTGAGCCTGCAACGTATCACGGTAGAACTCAAAGAAAACATGCACGACATGGTTGTTCTAGATTTTGCAGGTCTAGATCCTGAAACCATGCACTTGTTTATTGACGCTGCGGTGACTCTTAACATTTCAATGCCATTACAGAATACCAATGAGTACACGTTTCATGGTTACATTATTTACTTAGAACCATTCTCATCTACCAAGATGGGAACGGTAAACGGAAGCCCGTTCCAATTAACCCGTGTCTTTTGTCTAGGACCTAGTTACCGAATGAAGGGTTTGAAATCTAGTGTCCATGAGAATAAGACACTGGCAGAAATTGCTACTGAACTTGCGGCTAAGTATAAGTTCTCTTTGTCTGTACCCAACGATACATACCGCTTTCCACGTCTAGTTCAAAGTGCGGAATCTGATTGGTCATTTTTAGTTAAAGCATCTAACCGCCTTGGGTATAACCTAATGGTGACTGGTTCCCACATACATATTTGGGACCCTTATATGGCTATAGCCCGTAACTCTTCATACAGTGTGTTGTACACCATACGAGGAACTAGGGGAGATGTGCATCCCCTGCCGGGGCAAATCCTTAAGTTTGATGGACGTATTGGTAACGTGTCGCCTGATGGCGCAAGGTCTACAGACACTATCCATACCTTAGACAGCAGTGGAAACATTCTGTCAGTAGGCAACTTAAACTCTCAAGATACTTCTAGTTTGGGAACACCTGTTCAGTCTGCATTTACAAACGTCTTAAACTGGAACGCTGATTCATACGAGACTGCCAGCAAACTAGTTGAAGGCGTGTTGCGTCGTAAGTTTCCAATGACTGCCTCAGTTGATGTAGTTGCCGACCCCAGCATTACTCCCGGCGGTATTGTAAACCTTAAAGAATATAATGCACAGTTTGACGGCTACTGGTACGTGCGTGGAGTACGTCATGAACTTACCCAGCATGTCATGGCAACTTACCTAGACCTTGCAAAAGACTCTCTTGACGGTATTCAAACCAGCCCAATTAACATGGAACCTTTTAAGACACCACCAGAAACTGCTTTAATCCACGGGGATTGGGTATCTACAAAGGACATGATAAATGTATATTCCTGACCAGTATTCTCTTACCTCTACTCAGCGTGCGCTTGTTACGTACTCCAACAGCGCTACCGGAGAAATAAGAGTAAAGATACCTTCAGTATTGGGTAGTACCTCTGAAATCTTTATTTCTAAAATTGGTCGGAAGGCTAACTCAGGGGTATGGGCTGTTCCTGATGTAGGTTTACAGATTGTTGTTAGTTACGACGACCAACATTTAACCAATGTCTTTTGGATGCAAACAGATGCAGTGATAAATCCTCTGTCTCCTTTCCAATGCACATCATTAACTAACCCACCTGCCCCATACAGTGGTCAATTAATATTTGAAACAGACACCAAACTACTTCGGATATGGAATGGAACAACATGGAAAACCGTTGTAAACGCATCTTAATTAAGGATAAATAATGAAAACTATTGCAGTTCCCTTTACGTTTCAAAGTGACACAGGTGCCGTTAACTACACGGAATCCCTAGATGCTATTGTGCGCCAAAACATTCTTGACATCTTGTCCACATCCCCCGGGGAACGGGTAATGAACCCTAAGTACGGTGCAGGTCTACGTAACCTTTTATTTGAAGAACTAGACCCACTGGTATTTGCTGAATATCGTATGGATGCCATGCAGGAACTCAATGAATATATGACTGTTGGCAAAGTTACAGATCTTAAAATAGACGTGCCAAGTAACGATTTCTATGGGATGGAAAACGATACAACCGTCCGTCTTTCAGTAAAATATGTTGTTCCACCATATAACTCTTCGGTAGTAGTATTTAACTTGAGCAACTCGCAAACCACTTTATATGGAGGGGCATAATGCCTAGTTTTGATTACACCAGTAGGGACTATCTGTCCATACGCCAAGACCTGTTTGACCGTGCTTCAGCATTTATACCTGAATGGACAGCCCGTAACCCTTCGGACTTTGGTGTCCTCATGGTTGATCTTGTGGCATACGTTGGTGACATCCTTCATTACTATGTAGATCGTGCTGCTGCTGAAACTTATTTAAACACAGCAACACAAAAGAGCAGTGTCCTTGCCATTGCTAACTTGTTGGACTACCGCCCACTGTTTCAAACCGCATCTGAAGGAACAGTTACCCTTACGGCAACTGACCCAAACCACGCAGGTGTTATAACTATTCCCAAGAACACAATGTTTGTAGCACCTGCAACATCTAACTTGCCCGTAGTTTATTTTGCAACAACTACATCGGCAAGTATGGGGGCTTCAGTAGCCTCTATTGAAGTTGTAGTATCGGAAGGTAAGTACGTTAATTTAGAAGCGCCGGTGCAAAGTGTTACACGAGTATCTTCCAGCAACGGCACCTCAGGACAACGCTTTAACCTTCGCTACACGGGCGCTATAGGCTCAAGTGTAGAAGTATCTGTGTATGAAGGGACAGTAGTCTCTGGTTCTCCAACAGCGATTACTTATTCGTATAGTTCTGATATTGCTAGTGAAGACGCTGCGGCTAGAGTATTTACTTTAGAGGTAACGTCGGATGGGGTAATGCAAGTTATCTTTGGTAATGGTATCAACGGCAAAATACCTGCAAACAATGCAGAAATAAAAGCATCGTACCGTTACGGTCAAGGTTACGCAGGAAACATCTCAAGCGGGCGAGTTACTGCATTTGATACAGGCTCCGCAATTGAAGGATTGGTAATTTCATCGTCTTCATCTACCGCAGGAGGTTCTGATTCAGAGTCTCTTGAATCCATGAAGGCAAATATCCCGTTGATGTTTCGCACCCAAGACCGTGCGGTTTCATTACAAGACTTCAAAGACCTTGCCATACGTGTGCCACAAGTAGCAAAAGCAACGTGCGATGTTGTTAGTGCGTCTAACGTAATGGTTTATGGTGTTCCTTACCAAGCCAACTACCTAAGCCAAGCAACTAACACTCTTTCTATTTCTAGTACAATTCAAAATGCAATTATTACGTATTTTGAACCACGTACTATGGTAGGAGCAAGCGTAGGTGCTGCTGCTTCAGTGACACTACAACCTGTAAACATTACAGCACAAATTAACGTAAAACCACAATATGTTGCCCAACTGGTAAAAGAGGCTGTGGAGACTGAATTAAATAAGTTTTTTATATTTGACAACGTGGCTTTTGAACAAGTTTTATCTATTGGTTCTATTTATAGAGCCATACAGAACGTAGAAGGTGTGGATTACGCAACTATTACCGTATTTAGTACTACTAGTTCAGGCACTTCAAGTACTTTAAGCCCCGCAACCGATACACAACTGTTCAGAAAAGGAACGTTTACCTTAACTACATCAGGTGGTATAACAGGAACGTTGGTATAACTTATGGCACTATCGTCCTTTACACTCAGAAAAACTATAGTTGGTGAAGGTTCTTTCCTTCGTAAAAACGCAGGACTTGACAACTCTTTACGAGCAGATGGATTTACTAACTCTCAAGTTATAGTAACGGGTAATAATACTTTTAGTGCCAACATTATAAGCACTGGTACAGTTCGTCTTGAATGGACGCTTTCTGAGGCTTTAGAAGATGAAAGCATTGTTGTTGCAACAGCCCCAATAGAACTTTTAATAGTTTCTTCTACTGCTGGAGAACCTGTAACCATTAACGACGGGATTCTTTTAACTACAGTTACATCAACTTCTAACAATACTTATTATGATGATGTTCCTGTAATTCAGGAAGGTCGTTGGGTTTATTATGCACTGTTTATTAAGTATAGTGACGGCGCTGACGTTTGGTATAGCAATGCAGCCAACCTGTATATTCAAATTCCAAAATCGTATAATTCTGTAGAAAACCTTTGGAAGCGCATTCCGGAATACTACCAACTTCTTGACTTAAACCAGCCTCAACTAGAAAACGGGTCCACGCCTTTGTATTCTTTTCTTAGTTTGTTGGGGAACGAAATGGACCGCACTCGTACTTTGATTGATACCATTGCGTTGTCTAATGACCCTGAGGTATCTGTTACACCTGCACTTGCAGAGTTAGCATATGAAACTGGCCTTGAAATAACATTAAAAGATTTAGGTACCGCTAAAGCACGTTCATTGTTAAATAACATTGGAACACTACGCCAACGTAAAGGAACAAAGGGAAACATCGCTTCTTACATTTCTGCGTTGTCAGGTTGCCCTGTTACCTACGAGTTCAGTTCGCCAACTCATATATTCCATGTGTACGCTCAACGAGTAAACTTTATATCTGATCCACGTTTCCAAGAAGCAACCATATCTGCAAGCACCGGAAACGCAAGTGGTAGTAAATTAAGTTTACAAACAACGCCTACGTGGGGTGTTTATACCTATGGCACGTCTGGTTCTGGAGCAAGTGTTAGCCCTGTAATCACCAACATGAATGATGGTATCCAAATCCAAATACCGGCATCTGCTCCAAACGACAGAACAGTGTTTGTGTACCCACGTAAAACGTTTAAGTACGCCACAACAACACGGTATGGTAGTAGGTTTGACGTTACGTTATCCGCTGGGGCATCTTTTAATAACCTTCATACTTCTACAAACACCACACGGTTGGCATGGGAATCGGGTGTTGCCGGAGGTAGCGTCCCTCCCACATATTTCCAAGACTCTGCATGGATCAGTAGCCCAAACTACGCATACGGGAGCACTTCACAAGAGTATGTACTTGACTACCCTGCTGACCCCGCCGCCGTTTTTTCAACTATCACTTCTGTTCCAGTACTTATGTTTACAGCAACCCCGGGGAGCACCATCTTTATTTCTAAGTGGTTACTAGAGCCTGATAGCGCTGGGCCTTACTTTGATGGAGACACCCGTGAAGGTGGCTACATCCCTATTAACACAGGGGTAGTTGGTAGCGGATCATTTGACTATTATTGGGATTCTGCTGGTGGCGCTAACAATGACTTTTCATACTACTTGTTAGACCATGAACGTACAATCAGTACTATAGAGCGGATTATTGCACAGTACATTATGCCTGTTACAATGCTGTCGTCATACCAAATAGACTGGAACTACTACCTAGGGAAGTAATGAACTACATACTTGCAGCACTAGCCGTTTATAAAATAATACAAATATTAGATGCATTAACGCCAAAAGAAGCAATGCCATGGGTAAAGATAGCCTTTGGAATTCTTATAGGGTACGCTTCTATACTCGTAGTGGACTTTGATAACAGTCTCATAGCGGGTCTGGTTGTCTCAGCGCTTGCCGGGGTGTGTCACACCGTGCTACGGTTACTCACACTATTAGGCGACATGTTACAAAAGAAGTCAATGCGATAAGGAGAAAAAGATGGCAGTATACGGAATATTAGGTAGCGGTTCCTGCGCTAAGAATGTTATTGAAGATGGGTTAAAAGATATTGGGATTGAAAACAATGTCTTTCTTGTAGTACTTCGTAAAGGTGCTTCAGACAACGAAGACCGTGTGTATGAGTTCCTCATGGAGAACGAGGCTGACTTCCATGCATTTACAAACAGCAAAGCACCTCAAATTATCAAAGATTCAGCCAGTCGGATATATGACTTTGATGACAACGAGGCAATGTTTCCACACTTGTTAAAAGAACTTAAAGATAAAAAAGGAACACTCCTTTTGATGTGGAACGATGAAACCGCAGGTGCTTTAACAGATATTTGTTTTGATGCTTATGACCTAGGCATTCCTGTGCTTGAACTCAGCAACGGGTTAGTACCCATCAATGTTGTTGCAGAACCTACAGAGGGTGAAGAACCAGACGAGGAAGAGGTTGTAGAAATTGAACCTTTTACTGAGGCTGAGATGCGTTCAATGAGCATTGGAGTTCTGCGTAAAGCAGCAACTGCTCACGGCATTGAAGGTGTGGGGGCATACTCTAAAGAAGAATTACTTATGGTATTAACAGATACTAAATCTCATAAAGAGAAACTAGAAGAGGATGTTGAAGTGAAGATAACCGTAACACCTACCCCAGTAGTCACTACAACACCTGTAGTACACGACAGGAAGACACTAGAGGCACCTGAAGGCGACTGCATGGTTACTGTAGTCATGCCTAATGGCACTGTCATCTCAACCCCTGCCACTATGGGCGAGGTTCGCCTAATCCTAGGACTTGGTTGATGCCTTAAGTTGCCATGCCCATTTTTTGTGCATGTCATCTCGTTCTGCAAGGAAGTTAGCAATGCCCTGTTCATCAGCAGCAAGTGCGGCTTTAAGAGCAAGATTAACGCTCTTTATAAGACCATCGTTAATGGTAAGCAGGGCTTTTGCCATTGCCTTAGGAGAAGGGTCAACATCTTTAGACTCTACGGTACGAAGGTCAATAAACTTATTTAATGTGAAGGGAGCATACTCCCCAAGTTTACGAAGGTCTTCTGCCAGTGGGTCAATAGCGCTGTAGACATCTTCATAGATCTTTGCAAACAATGAGTGGTACTGAGAGAAGTCCTGACCTTCTACGTTCCAATGGTAACCGTGTGCAACAAAGTACATAGTGACGCTATCGGCAAGGGTTGTTTTAAGAGCATCAGTTAACTTAGACATTAACAATCCCATTTTCTAAGCGATTTGTTTATACGTGAATCGGGATCATTAGCAGTTTTAGATGAAGTGTTTTTCTTCTTCATACCTTCCATGCGAGCACAGAAAGAATCCCGACGAGATGCCGACTTAGGAGACTTCTTAGCCTGTTCTTTAGACACAGGTGGTTTAAGGTCACTACCGGGATTAGCACGCTCATAGGACTTACGTCCTTTTTCGTTTAATCCACCCTCTTTGTCTTTTCCTTCTTTGCGTTGCCACGCATCAGACTTCTTAGTTGCCATTACTTCTTTCCTTTTTTGGATACCGCCATGTTGTCTACAAGGTTAGGGTAAGGTCGTCCTGCTTTTTTAGCACGGGCTTTTGCTTCAGACTTTTGGTCAGGGGTTAACTTCTTATCTTTTTTAGATGGGTCCGGTGTGTCCCATACTTCTTTTTTAGCAGCCATTACTTTGCTCCACGACGCAAGATACCTTGGTGACGAGAAGTAGTAGGTGAATAAGTTTCTTCAGGAATTACCCAGCCTTGTTCTTGACTGTGCACACCAATAGGTGTCCCATAAGAATGAACTACGTAGTCAATGTCACTAAGCGCAGAAATGATATTACGGTTACCTTGGGACATGCGTCCAAAGTTTAATTGATCGCCGGGTCCGGTATGTTGCCGAGCGCTAAGAGCGCCATGACTAACAAATGCTTCACGTCGTCCGATGTATTGGTCTGCCTTACGGCTAGAAATAGGAGTTGCCATGCATCTATCATACGCCAAAAGTGGACAAGCATGTAGCAATATAGTGTATGCTGACAAACTCAAACACAAGGAGCACCAGATGGCTGACGGACCATTTATACAGTACCCAACATGGTTAAGGAAATACCTGCGTGGGGACCCAACAACAACCGACATTTTGCTTGAGTTACTGGGGTACATGAACGGCAAAACCCAGACCCTGTGGACAAGTTATAACCACATTTCAGAGAATACTGGGTACCACAGAACTACGGTCATCAAGTCTGTGAATAAGTTGGTGGACCTTGGGGTACTCATAAAAAAGGTCAAGTCTAAGAATGGGCGCAGCCTTCCCAACGAGTATTACGTGAACTTTAACAACCCCAATTACCTGACCGTAACAGGGGTAGTCGGGGAACTACCCTCCCCATTAGGGGTAGTCGGGGAACTACCCCGGGGTAGCGTGGGGACTACCCCCGAGGGTAGCCGGGGAACTACCCAAATAAGAATAAACAAGAATAAAGAAACAAGAAGAGAGAATTTAGGAAAGATAGACCCAAGGTTGATGTCATGAAATCTCGCTTTGAGGATGATTGGGGTACCCCACTAGGTGCCGACAAGAATGAAGCGCACGAAGCCACTCCAAAGAAGCGACCAAAAAAAGACACGCTCAGTGGTTTGGTCAAAGATTTCCATGACCGCCTTATGCTGGATACCAGCAACTTGATGAACGCCCAAGTAAACGCCCCAGCCCTCATGAAGGCATTCCGCAAAGTATTAGACACGGGGCGTACACATGAAGACGCTCGCCAAATGATTATTCAATTCCATAAAGATATTGCTATCAAGCCCTTGACGGGTGGCATCCCTGCATGGCAGGCTTTCATCTCTCGTCTTGACTCTTTGGCACTAAAGACACAAACGCATGAAGTTGAGTATGACTACAACGGACCAAAGATTGACCCACGACTTATGAAAGACACAGATGACTGAATGGAAAAGCGCTAA